CCAACACCTCTTTCCAACCTTGCGAATCTTTATTGGTAAATTCGGCCATATCCATTTGCAAAGACATCGTGGCTGATTTGGAATGTCCTAATGCCACATCGCCTTCATACAAAACAACATTTGTGCCGTTTACTAATGCCATTAAACCGCAGGTGATTCATTTTCCGTCAATAAGGGTTCCGGTGTTGGTTCCGGTGGAACCGGTGGCACGTATTCGCCTGTGATGGTCAAATTTAATTGCTGTGCAACCCAATCCCACGCATACGCATCAACTTCCCATTGTGCATATGCCTCGCCATCCATTGTCAAATTGCCTTGTGCAACCTGTGAACCAATTGTTTGATCTGCATTTTCTGCACTCAATGAATAATAAAACGTTGCGGATGTTCCCAACGTTACATTGACCGCATATGCGTTCAAAATTTTGGCCTCTTTTACCTGACCATTGTCCCAAATTGAAACCGGTTGAATAGTTTTCATATATTATAGTTCTATTTCTTCTTCAATGTTTGTAAACTCAACACCCTCAACCCAATCTTTCAGGAATCCAAATTCCTCTAATCCATCCGGATTAATTACCTGAATTAATTCAAAATCAACCTCAGTCAAATTCAATGCCTTTGATTTCTCAGTCAATTTTTTCAATCCATCTTTTGTGTACGAATAGCCTCCATTTTCTTTCAAAATTAGATTGCCATCCTTATCAACTGATGCATTGTCCAATCTGTATTCCTCTGCCTGTTCCTCGTATTTATCCAAATATGGCTTCAATTTCTCGTTGATTTTAGCCAATTTCTTTTGTGCCTTAGTCTTTTGATCACCGGCAAAATGGCTCAATACACGTGACAAAACAATGATTTCTGCGTACTTCTTTTTCATTTTATGTTGATTTGGTTGTTTAATATGCAAATATACTGATTATGGACAATACGTTGAACCACTTACAATTTGAATTGATCCGTTGTATCCGGATGGAATATTTGTTTGTGGGCCTTGTGATGTTCCATTATAATAGTAAAATGATGGTGTAATTCCGGGCAAAACATAACGTTGGCCAATGCCTAATGTTGGTGCAATACGTGTCCATGCTGCTGCCCCGCCAACACACGATGTCAATTGATAATACGTGTATTGAATTGCAACCAATTGGCTTTTGACTACCAATTCATTGTTTGGCACACCTGACAATGGTGCTGATTGAATCTCAATATACGATTGAATTAATTCCTTTCGCACGCAACGGCTTGCTGATTCGCCTGATGGTGGCATCGGTAATAATTGCAGAAAATATCCATTATTGCAGGCATTGATTAAGCTATCCCACGAACACGTTTGATTTGATGCGACATATGTCCATTGCATATTAATTCAAATTTAATTGTGCCTCTAATTCAGCCACACGTTTTTCTAATTGTGCAATTTTATACGTATGTGCTTGATTATAATCTACGGCTAAAAATCCATCATTATTTTTCACAACTGCATCAGGCAAAAATTTCTGAACATCCTGTGCAATATATCCCCAATGATTTTTTGTATCTCTTTCATCAAGCCAATTAAATTCAATTGCCTCAAAATCTTTTGAATCATATTTTTTTGAAATCTTTTTTAATTCTAAATCAGATGATTCGAAAAATCCTGTTGCCAAAACTGATCCATTAACTGCTAATCTGTGGCCTTGATCGGATGTATAACCTACCATTGCATTTCCACGATATGTCATCAATGTAATATTTGCTGAACCGCCTTCCGTATATCCTAAACCTGCACCAAAATATCCATATGATAATGGGCCATTGATTGTTGAATTATAAACAATTGCGTGATTTGGATCACTCATTGCCCTAACACGTAATTGATTATCGTGTAATGCCGTTGTGCCTAATAATGATGTTGATCCATTTACTTGAAATTTAGAACCATTATCTGTTGTTGTTCCAACCATATAATTGCCTGCGCTGCTGAATGTTGCTGTCAAATTACCGCCTGAAATAATTTGTAATGAATTTGATGTGCTTCTTATTCTATTATTACCCAACGATGTTCCCGAATCTTTAAACCATACATCTGTTTTATTTATAAGACTATCAAATAATGCAACATCACCATTTGCGCTACCATCATAAGCATGAAATTTTACAGAATTACTCGGTGTAATACCAATTCCAAAATTTCCTGAATTGTTTAAATAAATTAAATCTGCTGTATCTGAACTATTTGTAATTCTTAATGAACTTGAATTTGATCCTAATTTAATATATGAATTTGTTGTACCGCTTGAATATCTGCCAATTTCTAATTTGGCATTTTTGTCATCTAAAATTCTAATGCCTCCACCAACTGATAATTTGCCATATCCACCTGCATCAATTGTTCCGTTTCCAATTGCTACATTTCCATTAAGATGTAAAACCATCACCTCGTTTGATGTATTATTCCAAAATCTGTATTGTGAACCTCCTAAATAATTCAACCAATGATTTGTTCCATTTGATAATCCTAATGCAGCATTTGTTGCATCAACAATTGATAATCCTTTTGTGCCTGATAATTGATCCGCAGGTGTAGCCGTTCCAATACCAACATTACCACTTGATGTATTTACATTCAATCCAATACCTGTATTACTTACTCTACCAATTGAAATGTTATATCCTGATTCGGCTGTAATTGCCATATTTGCACTTCCAATATAAATTGTATTGCTTGAATCAGTCCCTTTCAATCTTAATCCACTAAAATTTGCATATAAATCAGGTGTAAATTCTGCTGCAATTGTATTTGCTGTGGCATTATAAATTTGGAATTTATTGCCATTTGCATTTGTTTGATTAATTATATCCCAACTAATTGCAGATGCCTGTGTGTTTGTCAATCTTAAATATCTATTATCCGCAGATGCATCCTTTCTAATATCTAAGCCGGGCGAATTTGATGTTGAAATTGTCAGTGCCCCCAAAAATCTACCTGTGCCATTTACGTCAAATCGGTAACCTGAATCTGTCGTTGTATTTATTAAAATATTACCTACGGATGTAATATACATTCTCTCATTGGAACCTGCTGTAAAAATCAATGCATTACTTTGGCTTCTTATTCTAACGTATCCTACTAATGTATTTGCGTCTTTTAACCAAATGTCAGTTTTAGTGCCATTGCTAGAAAATAATGCTGCATCTCCATTTCCTGATCCATCATAAATTGTTGCAACAACATTATTATCTGCCGAATTTGCGCCAATTGCTACTTTACCACTAAACCTACTTGTTCCATTTACATCAACTTTAAAACCTGAATCTGTTGTTGTTCCAACTAATAAATTATTTGCAACATAAACACCATTATCTGCAACCTGAAATCTCAATGATTGAATTGATAAATCGCCACCTGTCCAAAATTTATGTCCTAATCCTTCCGCCAATGTGCCTCCATATTGATAATAATTAGTGTAATTTAACACCGTACCATTCCTATCTGCACGCAAAATTATACTATGATTAACATCATTTGAATAAATCCAACCATAAAAAGATGATGATGTAATACTGATTTTTGAACTAACCTCAGAAATAATGCTGTTCCCTAATGTATTTGCACCTGTTGCCTTTGGAATAAATCCTGATGTCAATGACCCTGTGATTCCATTTGCAGGCCCGGTTGAAACAGATCCATCAGCCATTAAAAATTGACTTGATGTGCCACCCGATTTGATAAATGATGCCGATGTCAATGTTCCGGTATTTATCGCATTACCTGATGGTGTTATTTGGAATTTTGTTGCACCTGCTGTTTGGTCATAAATATAAAAATATCCTGAATCAACAAATAGTGTGTAATCCGGATTATTATCTGTATCGGTGAAATATAACTTTGGTGCAATTCCGCTGATTGTCATATCCCCTGTGAATACAGGATTTGCCGCATCCGCTTTTAAAGCAAGTTTTGCCAATACCGCATTTGAATTTGGATATTCCGTGTCACTCGCCAATAAATTTGACACCATTTTATCTAAACGTTGGTATGTACTTGCTGCCGTTGAAATCAACAAATAATTGGCCAATGATGCAGATGTCACATATGTACTTGAATCAATTGATCCGTCTGCCTTCAAAAATTGTGTTGCCGTTCCGCCTGACTTTGCAATGGTTCCTACAATTAAATCACCTGCAATGGTTGTGACACCTGATGAATTAATCACAAAACGTGTTGCCCCGGCCGTTTGGTCGTATATTCTAAAAAATCCGGCATCTGCCCCGATAAAATAATCAGGGTTTTGATCCGTGTCCGTGAAATACAATTTAGGTTCTGCCCCTGAAATGGTCATGTACCCTGTAAACACCGGATTCAATGCATCTGCTTTTAGTGCTAATGCGTTGATTACTGCGTTTGAATTTGGGTATTCGGTTGCACTTGCAAGCAAATTGGAAACCATTTTATCCAATCTTTGGTATGTTGATGCCGCATCCGTTGTGGTCAAATACGTTGAATTGTCGTATGTGATTGTTGTTCCTGATGCTTTTACAAAACCGGTGCCACTTAATTGTGCCTGTGGTGTGTAACCTAATGCAGATACAATACTTTTGTTTTTCCACAAACCATCGGCTAAATCATAAAATAACCCATGATTATTTGCAGGATCGGCAATGTAAACATCATGAATTTCCTTTAATTCAAAACCATTTTGAACGTTTACAAAGATTTCACCATTGTTTGATTGCACACGTGTCACAACACCGATATAAACCAAATGTGCCGGTGCATATGGTTTATTTGCTAAACCAAAAATTAATGCCCCATTTACACCCAACCAAACCGGATCACCGGCTGTTGCTGTTGATGTGTCCAAACCGGCTAATAATCCGAATGTCACACATTTAACAAAATCGTTTGTTGCACCGCCTGTTTCAAGCAATCCCAAGGTTTTTGATGATGTTGCCTCCGTTGCATTTGATGCCGCCGAAACAATCATATTTGTTCCGTTGGCTGATGAAACATAAACCG